AGTTGATGCGTGAGTTGGCAGATGCTTACTCTAAGTACACAGACACAGCAATGGTTGCAGCATTTACTGCATCAGGTACAGCAGCATCAACACAGGCTGCAACAATCGCAGGACTCAAGGCATACATTGCTAAGGAAGTTCCAGCAGCTTATGCAGCATCAGGCAAGTTCGCAACAAACCTTGTTGCTAACACAGCATGGTGGGAGACCATCCTTGGTGCAGATGACAGCACAAACCGTCCGCTATTTACAGCAGCTCAGCCATCAAACGCTCCGGGTGCTGTTTCAGGACAATCAATCACAGGTCAGGTTCTAGGACTTAACCTTGCTGTTGATCCACACATGTCAGTAACAACATTGATCGACGAGTCAGCGTTCATCGTTGCTCCAGACGCATTCCGTTACTACGAATCACCAACAACAACCTTGCAGGTTCAGGCTCTAGCCAATGGACAGCTACAGGTTGCTATGTACGGTTACTACGCAATCGCACCGATCTTCGGTGGTGGCGTACGTCGCTTCAACCTTACATAAGAACTACCAACTAATCATGGCGGGGAGGTTGCTCCCGATCTCCCCGCCAGCAGTATAGAGAGGATCGAAATGCCAACTATTATCACCGCCACCCAGCTACGAACCGTGCTTGGTGTTTCGACCTCTTTATATTCAGACTCAGTACTTGATGACATTATCGACACAGCTGAAGCCGTAATCCTTCCGCTGCTTACTTCGTACTCAGTCCCGATCGATGCAGTCTCTCTCGTGGACAATGTTGCATACTTCTCAACAGCAACTCTTAATCCTTTCGGTGAAGGTCAATCCGTAGTCATCTCAGGATGCGGAACACCATTCAACGGTACTCGCACAATCACTACATCACTTCTCAACGATGATGCGTTCTCAGCTGCGATAACTAACGCAGATGTAATCTCAAAGAATGTAATCCCATCTGGACTAGCAACTCTTACAGGCGCAACTACTTATGTAGGCAATAGCGCAGTAGAGACAGCCGTCACAGTCGTATCAGTAGAAATCTTCCAATCTCGTACTGCTCCCGGTGGACAGATCGAGGGAGTGGACTTTGCTCCAACACCATTCAGAATGGGTCGCTCACTTTACAATCGCGTGTCAGGGCTCTTAGGCTCGATCGTAGATGTTGGAAGTATTGCTCAATGACAATCCTTTCCCAAGTCCGTCAGCCATTAGTCACAGCACTCACAGGAGTTGCAGCTAATCTATTTGCCTATCCACCAGAGTCAATCCCAGCACCAGCAGTAATAATCGTCCCGGATTCACCGTATCTCGAATTCTTGACAATCGGTAGCAATTCCACATTCAAGTCCAAAATCAATTTAACCATCACATGCTGCGTTGCTTACAACAGCAATCCAGCCAGTCTCGACAATCTCGAGCAACTAATCACAAGTGTAGTCAGCCTAATCCCAGCAGGGTACGAGCTGACTGCGGTCGATAGACCAACCGTCACAACAGTAGGAGCAGGGCAACTGCTCGTGGCAGACATTCGTGTCGCTACTTACTACACCCAATCATAAGGAGCAACAAGTGCCAACAACAGTTATAACAGGGCGTGATATGACCTTGACTATCGACTCGAAGAATTACGATATGCAAGCTCTCAGCGTTAGCCTCGAAACAACATTAGATCGTCAAGCGTACGAGACACTAGATGGTCGCGTATTCAAGTCAATCGATTCAGATGCAACCATGACAATGGAACTACTAGCAGACTGGGGAGCATCAACTGCTTCACCGGTGAACTTCTCAATCTGCGAGCTTCTATGGGCTGCTGCATCATCTGCACCAGACACAGCATTGGCTTACACATTCACAGCAGCAACTGGTGCAGTATTCACCGGCAATCTGTACCCATCATTCCCAACAGCCAACGGTGCTGGTAAGGATGCTCAGACAGTATCTTTCACGCTACAATGCACAGCAAAGCCAACATTAACAATTAGTTAATAACAAACAACGGGAGCAAACAATGAAGTTACCAATCACAATTACATACAACTCAGGTGAGCAGCAGACACTAGTCGCGCAGCCACCAGAGTGGGCTAAATGGGAGAAGCAGACTGGTCACCCAGCAACACAATGGAATGAAGTCGCAGGAGTCTGGGACATTCTATTCATGGCGTATAACACGTTAAAGCGTGAAGCTGGTGGTCAGCCTGTTAAACCTTTCGAGGCTTGGATGGATACCGTTGCAGACTTTGAGACTGGTATATCAAACCCAAAAGCCACGAGCCAGGAAGCATAAGCCGACTCCTAATTGAAGTCGCTATTGCGACAGGAATCGCTATGAGTGAATGGCAGAACGCAGAGGATGTACTAACAGCAATCGAAGTAATTAAGGAGAGAAATGGCAACTGAGGGAATCAGTTACGATCGCCGCGAACTCCGAGCAATCACTTCGGCATTCAAGGCTATGTCAGAGCAGGCGATAGCAGAAGCCAAGAAGGAATCATCCGCATTGGCTGAATTCGCTGCTGCTAAGATTAAAGATAAAGCAGCTACTCGAAGTGTCTCACCAATCGCAGCACAGAGAATCGCTGGTGGTGTGAAGATATCTAAGTCATCTAAGATCGGTGAATTCTCCTATGGGTTCGCCTCTCAGAAATTCTCAGGTGGTGGAACTACCCGCGACCTTCTCTACGGTATGGAATTCGGCTCTAATCGCTTTAAGCAATTCCCAAATCGAACACCGGTGTTAGGTCGTGGCAATTCAGGTTACTTCATCTACTCAACTCTGAGAGAGATCCAGCCAGAACTCGTAACGCAATGGGAAGCGGCATTCGATCGCATTCTGAAGGAGTATGACTAATGGCAGGTAATAGAACCCTCAAGCTCTCCATCCTTGCAGATGTCGATGACCTCAAGAAGAAACTCAATCAAGGCGCAGATGATGTAGATGGCTTTGGAACTAAGTTAGGTAAATTCGGCAAGGTAGCAGGCTTAGCCTTTGCAGCAGCAGGCGCAGCAGCAGCAGCCTATGCAGGCAAGTTAGCCATTGATGGAGTCAAGGCTGCCATTGAAGATGAAGCAGCACAGACACGACTAGCCACATCATTACAGAATGTGACTGGCGCAACAGATGCACAGATCAAGTCCACAGAGGCTTACATCCTCCAATCATCATTAGCATTCGGTGTTACAGATGACAAACTCCGTCCATCATTAGATCGCTTGGTTCGATCTACAAAGGATGTCGAGGAAGCACAGAAGTTACAGACACTCGCAATCAATATCGCTGCGGGTACTGGCAAAGACTTGCAGGCAGTCTCAGAAGCATTGGCAAAGGCTCACGATGGCAACTTCACAGCTCTTAAAAAACTGGGCGGTGGCATTGATGAGAACATCCTCAAGTCTAAGGATTTTGATGCTGCAACAGCTGCCCTATCTAAGACATTCGAGGGACAGGCTACAAAGCAAGCTGAAACCTTCTCAGGTAAATTAGATCGACTCAAGATCGCATTTAATGAAGGCAAGGAAACCATTGGGTCGTTTATTCTGGATGCAATCACTCCTATGGTTGATGCAATCGTCACTTATGTAGTACCAGCCATTCAGGCATTCGCTGCTGGCTTAGGCGGTGGAGAAGGCTTAAAGACTAAACTCAATGAGATCATCGATATTGCCAAGAAGATATTCATCCCGGTCGTTGAAGGTATTAAATCAGCATTTAATCAAGTCAAAAAAGCACTTGATGATAACAAAGAATCCTACGCGACTTTATTTGACTTCCTCAAAACCTATGTCGCTCCATTCTTGGGCGGGTATTTCAAGCTAGTCATTAAGGGCATTGGTACAGCACTCTCACTCGTAATTGGTCTAGTCGCTGATCTCATCGATGGTTTTAAGTGGATCATTACCAATGGTGCAAAGGTTGGTAATTTCATCGGCAATCTCAATCCATTCGGAGGAGCAAGAGCTGCTGGTGGTCCAGTTTCTATGGGTAAGACTTATCTCGTAGGCGAGAAGGGTCCAGAACTATTCTCACCGGGAAGCAATGGCACAATCATTCCTAATAAGGCTCTAGGTGGTACTTCATCTGGAACTACTATCAATATCTCAGTATCAGGCGCAATCGACCCAGCATCTACTGCTCGACAGATCGCCAACCTTCTCAAGAATGAAGCGAGCACCTCTGGCTCATTCTTTAATCTAGGTCAGAGTGTCTTTGCATAATGACATGGAATCCGAATTGCTCAGTTACCGTTGATGGGGTTGATTTCAGCTCTAAGACAATCAACGCTATAAGTGTCACATTCGGTAGATCATCGTATTGGGAGCAGGCTCGGTCTAGCACAGCAAC